AAAGGAAGACAAACCCTCTGCTAAAGATGAAGTAAGACAAAGAGCTAGAGATAAGATTCAAAAAGAAGGTGAGAAAAGAGCAAAACAAGAATTTAAGAACAAGAAAAAAGATAGAGCTACTTCTAAGAAAACAGCAGCTGCAAGTAAAAAAACAGCTGCAATGCGTTTTAGTAAATACATTCTTTTCTTTGGATTAATTCTTGCCGCTCTCGCAGCTTTAAAATGGGCCCTTGGTAATTGGAAGTCACCTGGTGTTCTAAGTGGTTTAGGAAGAATTGCAGGACAAGGTTTAAGCACAGTCGGCCGAGTAGCAGGAAGAGGATTGGACGCTTTGGGTCGTGTCGGCGAAAGATTCTCTAATTGGCGTTCAGGTCAAGGTTTCAGAACTACAGCACAAGTAATGGATGATGTTGCTGGTCCTGTTGCAAACGCATCACAAGGTGGATGGCGTTCAACAAGGTGGGGACAATTTGCGACAAAATGGGGTACAAGATTAGCAAGAGGCGCTCCAGTTATTGCTTCTACTGCTGAAGGTGTTATAGATTGGCGAGATGCCCACAAGAAAAAAGAAAAAATAGATTACGCATATAAGAATCAAATTCCTATTGCAGGTCTTGATGGTGAAGGTTCGCCACCTAGACTTATGACCGAAGAGGAATATAACAACTATCAGAAAGAAATAACATCCGATAAATGGGGTGCTGGTGGTAGAGCAGCTGGTGGATTTGCCGGCGCATGGGCAGGATTTAAAGCAGGTATGGTAGGTGGTGGTGCTCTAGGTAGTGTTGTCCCAGGTGTCGGAACTGCTATAGGTGGTTTTGTTGGTGGAATATTAGGTGCTATTGGTGGTGGTATATGGGGCGCTAGAAAAGGTGATGAATTAGCTACTTCTGCAGCTGATTGGGTTCAAGGCGGAGTCGATAGAGAAAAAGTTGATAAAGGTCCATGGTGGCACTTTGGTTTTAGTTCAAATGAAGGTAATAGAGGAACTGCCGCTGTGGTTGCAAACCAAATTGAGATACCTACAACAGGTGTTGACCTTGAAAATTCAGAAATGGAAATAGCTGAAAATAGAATAAACAACCAAGTTAGAGGTGCAGGTAACACAAATATAACAAACACTTCAATGACAACTAACTCTGGTAATACAGAATCAATATTTACTGGTACAGTAGATATGAATGATGGAATGTTTTTCAGACCAAATTACAGACCACTAGGCGCTCAGTAATCAATCTAACTTATCGTAATACTTCCTTTTTCTAGGAATAACTTTTGTTTTATCTTTATGCACCTGAGTAGATGCGTGTGATGGTGTTTCTTTTCTAGACTTTATTTTAGGACGAGGTTTACCAAAGATTTTCTCCCAAGCTTCTTCATACTTATTTGTGTTCTCAGGTCGTCTTCGACTTCCTTTGCCACCAATCCATTTACCAGTCATTTTATCTTCTTCTATATGAGTTAGATTCTTTTCTTTTGGCATCTAATTTTCTTTTGCGTTTAATAGCCTGGTTCTTTTGGTTCTTTAAATCGTTTGGTTTTGTATAATACTTCCTATCTCTACATTCTTGAATTATACCTTTTCTATCACACGCCTTTTTAAATCTGCGTAGCATTCTATCGAAAGGTTCGACATGTTTTGATTTCGGATGTATTCTTGGTTTAACACTAGTCATAATTAATCTTAAAAATGTATAGTCGCCCCAGCTTTTATAGCAACCCGCTCTATACCGACAATTCCGCTTTTAAGCAATTGTCTTACCCCTACTTCGATACCCCCATATCCACGGCCGAAGTTTGTAGTTGCAATCAAAGGACACATTATATAAACAACTACACCCTATAGAAGTCTAGCTGTCAGCAGCCAACTTCTTGAAGTAATCCATCGCATTATCTTCATCTGAATCACCGACCGATGTAGATTCCGCTGATGCGATTACAGGTTCTTCTGCAACTGACTCAGTATTCACACCAGACCATGGCACTTCTTCCATGTCTTCTGCAACTGATTCAGCAGTAGAGTTTGCAACTCCACCAGATAGTCCAAGAACTCTATCGAGTTTTGTTTTCAGTTCATCATAAGATTTAAACTGTTCTGGTGAAATAATATCCGTTAATGAATGAGTTGAATTATTTATATCGTTCAACTTATTTTCATCATCAAAAAGTGGTGCTACTGCATCAAATTCTGATTTGTCATAGTTCCAGTAACCATCAACTTTTCTGATTTTGATTTTGAAGTTTGCACCTTCGCCTCTTAAATCAAATGGATTGATAGCACTCTCATCTTCAAATGCAGGAGAGATTGCCTCTTTAAGCATTTCAAAGATTTTTTTACCATAACGATACATGAAAACTTTGCCTTCATTATCGGGATTCTTAGGGTCTGAAACAACATAGATGTTAGAAACATAGTGAAGTCTTCGCTTCTGTTTTCTAGCTTGTTCTCTATTTGCTTCGATGTTAGTATTCCATAACGAAGTGTTATAGTCACTAACAGGGTCTTTCTTACCAATGGTAGTCAAAGACTTTTCAATATACCATCCACCTGGACCTTGGAAACCATGGTCGAAGTAAGATACCCATGGCATCTCTTCATCTGTTGGTGTTGGTAAGAAACGAACTACTGCGTAACCGTTACCTGATTTATCAAGTTCTGGTTTCCAGTATTTATCGTCATCGTAGGTTTTTTTCTCCCCTTGAGCTGGAGAGGCAGACTCCATGGCCTGTCTAAGCTTATCTAAAGATGTTGACATTGTATTACTCCTTATATTCGTATTGCATCGTATCGCATCTTATTATTATAACTCGGACTCAAAGCACGCTGTGCCAAGAATCCACTTATCATCGATGTTAAATCGAGATACTATATCAGTATAAACGATTTCATCGAATCCGTCAATGGGGTTTTTAAAATATAACTCCACATCTGGATACTCCTTATTTATGTGTTCTAACAACGCAATAAACTGTGCTTGTTGCGGTCTTCCCACACCTGAGTTCTCTTCTGTATAGACTGTATTGTATGTATAACAATCATCTGGTCCATATATATTTTGTAAATCTCCGAACTGTAATGAATCATATCCCAATAAACATATCTTTTTATGACCATGATGAACAGCATATCCTAATGCATATATGCCAGCAAAAGTGTTCTTGAGCAATTCATTTGTATATATAACTATGTTGCTTACATGGGAATAGGAATATCCAATCATATAACTTCGTTGTCCTTCACCCCTATAATTCTCTCCTTGAACTACAAACCTGTCATCGTCTGGCAGTCGATTCTCAACTACTTCTCCTGGTAATCCATGTTTCATCATATCCCACATGTCCATAGGTATCTCATTCCACTCGCCTACGCATACAGGATGTTTCTTATACCACTGGTCTGTTATCATCTCATTCTGAGGTGCAACATCTTGAACAAACAATAAGTCTGGTGTATAGTCACGATATATCATATTCATTCCCCACCAATTGTCTAATTCGTTTAAATCGACATTCTTTCTTGATGGTCCGTTTCCTACTAAGTAGAGCATAATTGTATTAGTTTCTGTTTGTAAGTATTCTTATCAAAAGATATAAAAGACTTATACTTATTAATCTTGTTTATTGTTTCTGGATAGATTAATGTTTCTGATATTAATTCATTCCACTTCTTACTGTATTCTGTTATCTCATCTAGAATACACATTGTTTCTAAAGATATTTTCTTTCCAAGAAATTGTTTCAATAGATATGGGTGTTGACCATTCTTAACTGTTAATACTTCTTGAATAGTTTTCTTCTCTAGTAATTTCATTACATCTTGTTCAAATTGATATGTGAGTTTTTGATTTCTTTTCTTCCAATCTAGATATACTTTTTTAGATTCGTTATCTAGTAAATCTCCTACCCACTTATCCTTTAAAGATAAGTTTGCAACATAAAAATCTAATAGTTCACCTTTGTATAATCTCGCAAGTTTACCAAAGTGAAATCTATCATTTCTTTTCAAGAAGGATGGTAAGTCTGCTTTGACTTTACCGTTATACTTTATAAAATCATATGACTCGGAATTAAAATGTAATTTGATTCCAAGATACAATTGATAACTATCAAATCCTTCTCGACTTGACATTACTTATCTACTATTAAATTCTTTGATGGTAATTCTATTCCTGATAGATGTGTTCTATACGCCTCTGCAACTTGGTCGTTAGTCTTTGTTATAAAAACATAACTTTGAATCTGCATTGAGGTTGGGTTCTTTTCTCCGGTTACTGCTACACCTTGTGCAAACCCCATTTGACCTTCCGGCCCTTGAACTATCATTCTTGGGTCTTCAAGACATATTATGTCTCCCGATTCACTTGAAAAATCTTTCAAGTCTAACTTACCAATGTATTCACCACTTACCGTGATTACTGATATTATATCACCTTTCTTCATAATTTCTCCTACTTAGAAATAAAACTTTCTAGTGAACCACGACTTGCTTTTTCCCTATTAATAAGTTTAAGTTTCTCTGCTTCAGCAGTCAACTTCTCCTTTAAAGGAACTGAAAGTAATCGTTTTGCACCCTCTGGTTCTACTCCATTTGTTTCACATACTTTGAGTATTGCACTCATGATGTCCGTTCTATTACCTACAAGTAATCTTTCTACTTGTTCTGTAAACTCTTTTCTACTAATCATTATTAAATTTTCCTTCCCTAAACCATAGGTTGAAAGCATACTTCTCTCCTTTTATAACAGGTAAACCTGCGTGTTGAGCCCACTCATCTCTTTCCATAGTTTTCGGATTTACATTATACCACACTACGATTGTTCCCATTCTAGGTTGAACATTGACTCCATAATGACAAAATCCTGTTTCGCCACCTTGAGGAACATTTCGTAAATATCCTAAAGCAGTCACCACTCGTTGACCACCTGTTTTCACATAGTCTTCATTATAGTCTTTGTCGTTCTTATCAAAACTATCATGATGATATTCATATTGTTGGCCTTCGCCGTAATGAACTATCTGAAATGGTTCTGCGTTCTCTAAAGGTATGCGAACCATTCGTGAAATTCTATCTGCTACACCATGTATAATTGGTGAAGCGTCATGTTGCAACCAAGTATTTCTACCAGACCTGCCTTTATGTTTTTGTCCTTTACCATCTTTACTCACAACTGTAGCATCTTCTAAATTCTGCCAAGAATGTTTAAGTATCTCTTCGCACTCTTCTTCATATAAGAAGTCGTGAACAATTGATACTACATTCTTATCATTGTGATAAATGTTTATCATATATTGTAAAGGTTTCTATATTGTTTTCTTAATTGAACTAAGTCTTCTACATGTTCATCTGGTGTAGATGTGAAGAGTTGAAATGTATTCAATCCTTCTATACCAACAATTGCAGTAATCTCTTCTACAGGTTTGCCTGTAAGTTCTTCGACCATAATTGCATATGCTGTCATCTGAATGAACCACTGTTTCGCCATGTATTCTTCTTTTGGTTTAGAAGATGATTTAAAATCTATAATTGAGAGAGCACCTGCAAAAATACCAACACAATCAACACGACCAGCCATCTGTAATTGATTAGAATATAATGGTGCTTCAAGAGCGATAGGTACGATTTCATCAAGAACAGGTTGAACAGCTTTGAACATTCCTTCTTGTAATACATTGTCAAACTCAATGAATTCTTTTTCCTTTCGTAAGTAGTCTTCAATATATTGGTGAAATGAGGTGCCTCGTTTTGTTGCTTGTTTGGTGATTTTGTTTGCCTTTTCTTCACCAACTCGTTTTCTCCATAACTTGATTTGTTCTTTATTATATAAACCTGTCACTGTAGTGACACTAGGATACCTAAATTCGTCTTCTTGTCCTTCAGCAGTATAATATCTTTTACCATCTACTGTTATTGTTTTTAAATCTATGTGTTCTAGTTCATGAAGTTCTAAAACATTGGTTTTCACTTTTGTCATTCTTTATTTGATTGTATAGCGGCATGTTTCTTGATAGTCTGAATAGACTTCTCTCTTTTTATGTCTTTCCTTCCGTGCCGTGCGTGAAGTTCAGAACCTGGATGAGCATCACCTATCTTAGATAATACTTCTTTAAAACCTGAATCAGTTTTTACTCTGTCGCCAGTTCCACCTACGATATTAGGTGCAGATACTTGTTGTTTTAGATGTGGGTTGTTTTCTTTGAACTCATCTAAGTCTTTATAAGACATGAAGTGTTCTTCAAATTCACCTGTATCATTATTTAAAAATTCATATGTTGGCATTAATCATTCTCTATCAGATTGTCTTCTACAATCTCTTTCACTTTTTCCTCTTTATACCATAGACCACTATACACTTGTGTGTGACCATCATTCCATTCTACAATATATCTCTTATATCCGAAAGGCCTTTCTGAAAAGATTCTTACATCTCCGTAATTCTTTACTAATACTCTCATAACATGAAGTGTGGGACATCACGATTAGTCCACACCGCAAAATCTCTCTTATATTGTTTATAGTATTTATGATACGCATCAATACTACTTTCTGATTTAACATCGTCTGGCATTGCCTGTGGTGGTTCTCGCCAGTCGCCTAACTGTAAGTTTCTTGGAATCTCGTCAAGCATAACTCTTAGTTTAGTATCGGTCATATGAACCTTGCCGTATCTGTATGTGTATTCGTCACATAATGCAACAAACATATCATACATGTATTGATACTGAACAGCAGATTCACGAACCCATACAGCACTAGGATGATTTACATGCGATGCCTTGTATAAGGTTTTTTCCATATTTGGGTTTGGGTGTTTCCACCTCTGAATTCTACGACCACCTAAACCCAAGTTTTGTTGGACATAAGGTTCGCCATCTAATACTCTATGTGCTGTTGATAGCATTTGAGCATACTCTATAATCATTTTGACTACATGTTTATCACAATGTAGTCTTGCAGAAACTTCTGGTTTCTTGTGTAAATAAAATATATTCATAATAAAAAAATCTGTTCTAATGTCTTCTCTACATTTACCCATGAGAGATGACCAATAACATCTTGTGTTATAGGAGTATGGTAAGTGATTTCTCCTGATTTGTCAATAGAGTAATCGTAAACTGCAATCTCCCATAGACCAGATTTACCACCATAACTATAATCAGTTTTAATTACTGATGCACCATAGTTATTTGGAAACTTATAAAGGTGTTGAACACCATTATCGTAGTAATTAGTATTAGTTAAGTATTCTCTGAATTTATGTTCTTCCATTTTCTATCAAACTCCAAATTGCCATCACGATTCCATTCCGCTTTCATTTTTAGTAATTTTATTTGTTCTTCAATCTCTTTATCTTTTACCATTTTTCTTTCCCGACCATTTCGCCTTTTTCATAATCCATATATCTGCTTTGTGTGGCAAATTCGGTTGGGTTTCTTCCATTTCCTACAAATGTAAAATTGGAATAAAGAGTAGAAGGATTAACATGTTCAAATTCATGTTCACATTCACAATTGTGTTCTACACTATACTTACCAATATCTAGATTGGTACCATAGATGAGTTCACCATTGTCCATCTTCATATAAAGAAGTTCCGATATAGACATCACTTATAAAATATATGTTCATTAATAACTACAGTTTCATTTAATGAATCTGCCCAATATGGATTTACATATACAGAATGATAGTGTGTTGCACCCTCTGTAATATCTCCATAAAAACCATCCATGACATCTCTCGCAACTATCAAAGATAACATCCATGTTTTAGTATCTAAAGGTTCATCTGATTTGCCATCGCAGAACCAACTAAACTGACATTTATTTCTGACAGGAACTAGAGTGCCTCTCCAGTTCTCTTTCCATTTTGCTTGATAGATTACACCACAAACATCACTTGGATAAGAATGGTGTTCTAATCTGTTTAGCACAACTTGTGCAACTGCTACTTTACCTGCGAGTGGTTGATTACCTGCCTCGAAGTATATGTTTTGTGCAAGGCAATATTCGTCACCGTTTGGGTCACTTGCCATTACTTTAGAAGGCAATAACAAAAGAACTCCTAAAAAGAATCCAAATGCCATACCTGTAAGAAACGCTTTAAATTTATCGTTCATGTTTTATCCCTCGAAAGTTTTTGTCCATTGAGTGAACACATGTTGTGCTTCATCTCGATTTAGGTCGTAGTTATCTCTCAACCAACGAGGAGCGCCAAACATGTTCATTGTTCCACTATCTCTTAAACTATTCAACTCATCGAAAAATAGTTCCATATCATCTATTAAATGTTCCATTTTTACCATCCTGATGTCCAGTGTGCATATTCTTCTTTACAATTAAACTCACCACAAATACACTGGCCTGGTTGCAGTTCGTTTTCTCCAGTATCAAACTCACTTGGATGTTTGACACCATACTTTTCTAAATTGTAAACTTCTTCTTCTGTAAGTTTACCACCACTAGTATCAGCTAAAATCTTGTGGTGTGCTTGTAATAATTCTCCACTCATAAGAAAAACTCCTCGTCCTTTGGGACATCATGTAGTTTAGCGAACACTAAACTATCGTTTGTTTCTTTGAAAATCTTTAACGCCAACTCAGCGGCACAAGCATCATCAAATGATTTGCCACCTATATTCCACTCAATAGTTTCATAGTCGTCATTAAAGTTCCTACCATAATGCCAATCATAAAGAGAGAATGAACCATAAAGTGAATCACCCTCTTCATCCATGACTTGATAATCTATAACATGTTCGGTTGTGATTTTATCACCCTTACCTTCGAAGGCAGGTGTACCAAACATATTTTCTAGGTCGGCCGCAGAGGCAAATATCGAACCTCTCTTTGACCCACCAGCAGTTCCACTGTCACATGGAATAAATTGTATTGTTTGCATAATTAGTCTCCTATCTTAAATAATCTGGACCATAAATTCTCATACTGTTTGGGTCAATATTGTAACCATCAAACAGATTACCTCTTGCCTTGTTTAAAGCAGGAGTTTTCCAACCAGCAGCTTTGAGAACATCGCCCTCTTTGAAATTTGGATTTGATTTGTTAATAAAACCCCATACTGACCTATCGTTGCCATTTTCACAAGTTATTATCTTGATATATTTTTGACCAACTTTATAAGTGTGGGTTGTTGTTTCTCTAGAATGTTTCCATCTAGTGTGCATTGCATGAGTAAGTTTTTTACATAACTCATCACATAATTGTGATAGTTCTTGTTCTGTATTAACTTCGTTTACTAGTTTTGATAACTTCATATTGTCTCCTTTACCCATGTGGACCTGGCATGTCCATCCAATCATCGAACATTTGGTCCATTAAAACATCTCTTGCAAAATCTACGATGCAACCAGGACCTCTAAAGCCGGCAACTTTTTTTAGATTTGGAAGAGATAAAGCGTTCATAACAGCGACTTTGTCCATATCAGCAACATCTGATATGATATTGTCAGCAATTATATCATTAGAAAAATGACTCATATCTTGTCTCCTTTATTATTATCTTTATTTCTCATCATGTCCATCCTACTAAAAAGCGAGGCCCATTGTCAACCCTTTTGTTCAAGATATCCTATCAATGCTTTCTTCTCCAGTTCAGTTAAACTACTAGTATCCTTGAATCTAGACCATGGTGTTCCTGTTGTGACCATCTTATTTGCAGCTGTCACAGCGGCGTTCCAGAGCTCATCATCTTTCGGATATAACTCGTTCTTTTCACATAATGTTATGATTTCTCTGCCCATTTCTACTATCTTTGCGACAGCTGGGCTATCTCCATAATAAGAGAATTGCTTATATTTTTGCACTTTTAATACTCCTTATATTAAACTAGACACTAGTTTAACAAAAAGTTAAAGTCATATTCAAGCGGTTTTATACAATATTTTTTTGGATGTCGTCCAGTTCTTTTAGTTTCTTTGTAAGAATATCTAATCTGTTTGGCCAGTAGATATAATCTTTATCTGAATCTTTAGCAAGATTCTCTAAAAGAGGACGGATAAAGTTATCAAGTTTTTCAATAACTGCTTTTGCTGTTGTGGTTGTTTCTACAATCTTGGTATCTACAGACGCTAACTCATCGGCGTCCATAGCAGTAAAACCAAAATCATTATATTCGACTTCTGCCATTAGTCTTCCCTCGGTAAATTGTCCCAACGATAGAACTGTTTAGTTAAGTGGCACCAATACCATCCACGATACTTCTGTTTATCCTGAGGTATCTTGGATTCGTTGTATTTGTTTTTATCTATTCTAATAGTAAACATAGTGTAATTATTTATGCAACTTGCACACCAGGTGTCTAGGATATTCGTCAGAATCTAGGACCACAGTAGCGTTGTAATCTCCCCAGGCGAGCATGTCTTTTTTTACAGTGAACCATTGTGCATCTTCATCATGGTTGAAGTCTGTTGATTTTGGATTCTGATTTATTTTTCTCCATTGCATTTTACTCTGACCCACTAATTCATAATCCATATAATCTAACATTGGTTCTAATGATAATATGAAATCGTCTAGATATTCAGATTTGTAAATTGAAATAAATCTATAAGGCTGATTCTCTAAGTATCTTGTACCTAGAATTGTGGATAACTCTGGACTTAAATCCACACGAGTAGAATCGCCGTGTGTATATACAGTGACTTTAGAAGTAACCGCCGTCTTTGTGATTATCGGTATCGGCATCTTCGTCTTCCTCTGTTGTTGCAGAAACAAATTCACCACTCTCTTGTAGATTAGCAATGTATGTTTCTACTTCTGCCATAAACTTCTCAACCATTTTTGCTTTGGTTAATGTTGTAGGAATATCGAAGTCTAAAACACCTGCGTGTTCAGCGATTGCACTCTTTGTCATTTTCTTTAATTCAGATTCAGTAGGAATAGTAATCTCTTCATACTCCTCTTCTTCTGGATAATCTTCAATCATCTTAACACTTTGTCTAGACAATACAAATTCATCATCTGGTCCACCATCGTCTGTAGGTGTTTCTATTGTTTCATCGTCTTCTGGTAATTGACTATTACTGATGACTGGTGCTGAACTAGCTTGTTGGGTTACTCGTTCTACTTCTGCATTGAAATCTTCTGTGCCCTTTGCATCTTCTGGAACTTCTTCTCTTAACTTTAATTCAAGTTGTGTTTCTTTGTCCCACTCTGAAAAAGTTTTAGTAGTTTCAG